AACAGAAGCGCAATTAAACGAATTAAAAATAGAATCAGATAAAGAACAGAAAGACGATTTTAAAGGTATGCCACCTTGTCTAGTTACATTGTTGAATGATGGTGTACCAGATGGTCAAAGAAATAATTGTATGTATAATGTTGGTGTATATCTTAAAAAAAGATACCCAGATAAAGAAGAATGGCAAAGTCATATGTTTACGTACAATAAACAATTTATGGATCCACCATTAGATGCAAATGAAATAAACACACTAATAGGTTCATTAGAAAGTAAAGATTACAATTATAAATGTAAAGATGAACCAATACACAGTTTTTGTGATGCAAAAAAATGTTCCTTAAGAGAATTTGGTGTAGGAGATAATACACCTGCACCAGAAATTACTGAAATTAGAAAATACGATTCTGATCCACCAATATACTTTGCATCCATAGATGGAGAAAGTGTTGAAGTAGATGATGCAACACTACATGATCCAGAAAAATTTTCATTAGCATGTATGAATCAAATAGGTAAACCTATGATGCCAGTAGCAAAACATATGTGGCGTAGATTATTGATAAAACTTTTTGCAAATTTAGAAACAATTCCAGCTCCTGATTCATCTAAATTAGATGTACAATTAAAAGAAATACTAGCAGACTATATAAATAAAACACCAGGTAAAGAATTAAAAGATGTAATGAGAGGTATTTCTTTTACAGATACAGATGGTTTTACATATTTTAAATTTAAAGATTTTTGGAAATTTTTATTGAAAACTAAAACTTGGGCAGAAAGAACTTATCCTAAACAAAAAACAATGAGATTGTTACAGTCTTTATTTGAAGCAGAAGAAACATTACCTAAAGTAGGAGCAAAAACAGTTAGGTTACTGAGAATGCCAACAATAAAATTAGAAAGACCAAACCCTAGAACAACGAAAGTAGAAAAATCACCATGGCTATAGTTAAAAAAATAATGGGACCACCAGGTACTGGTAAAACATATAGATTAGTAAATCATTATTTACAAAAAGAATTAAATGAATACAACACAGATCCTGAAAAAATTGCATATATTACATTTAGTAAATCTGCTGCAGAAGAAGCAGAAAAAAGAATTGCAGAATTGTTTTTAGGTGCAAAATTAAAATACATATCCACAATGCACGCTATGGGTATGCGAGAGTCTAACATAGATGCTAATACTCAATTACTTACAGGTAAAAAATGGAATAGATTTAAACAAGAATATCCAGAGTGGTTTAATATATCTTTTGAAACAACAGTAGATGCAGCAGGTAATCCTAGATATCAAAATACGCATTTACAAATAATACAATATTCAAGATCTAAATTAATATCTATAGAAGATTCTGCTGTTGAATTACAAAAACATCACGACATAGATGTAGATTCTACAATACAATTACAAACAGATTTAAAATCATATAAAGAAGGAACAAAGATGATCGAGTTCTACGATATGATTAACAAGTTTGTCGAGGAAGATAGATGTCCTCCACTCGATGTCATCTTCCTCGATGAAGCCCAAGACTTAAGTCCTCATCAATGGAAATGTTTTGATTATATAAAATCAAAATGTAAACGAGCATATATGGCTGGTGATGATGACCAAACTATTTATGGGTTTCAAGGTGCAGATCCTAATTGTTTTATGCAACAAGAAGGTGAAAGAGATGATCAAGAAATATCTCGTCGTGTACCTAAGAGCGTGCATCGAGAAGCTGTTAAAATATTAAATCAACTTACAACTAGAATAGATAAAAAATGGATACCAAGAGACGCAGAAGGAATGGTTTATCCTAATTATACATTAGATGAAATTGATTTTTCTAAAGGTAATTGGATGATATTAGCTAGAACTAATAAATTATTACTAAATATTTCAGAACATTTTTATTTTTTAGGGGTAAGATTTACTGGTAAAACAAATAAATATTTACCTAATGAAATATTAGAAGCTTATCAAGTTTGGACTAGATTAAATCAAGGTGCATCTGTTTCAGCAGAAGAAGCACAAACAGTTTATCAATATCTTTTAGTAAAGAAAGGACACGTAGCCAGAGGTTTTTCAAATGGTAAAACTATTCAAAATGAAAAAAATGTAGATATAGAAAAATTAAAAAGCCATCATGGTTTATTAATAACAGGTGATTGGAAACAATTAAATTTTCCAAATGACACAAAAGATTATATGCAAACTTTATTAGAAAGGGGAGATGATTTAATGAATAAATCAAAAATACAATTAATGACATTACATGGTTCTAAGGGTAGAGAATGTGAAAATGTATGTTTGTTTCCGGACTATGGTGTGGAAGGTCAAGATGAATTTATATATCGTAGTGCATACGAAGATCCAGATCCAGAACATAGATTATTTTTTGTAGGTGCAACAAGAGCAAAAGAAAATTTATATTTAATGCAACCAACATCAGATTATTATTACACAATAGGAGGACCAATAGTATGACCAATAAAGACATTTTTAAAGGAATGACTTACGAATCATTAGAAAAACAGGTAGGTGGAAACCACTACCAAAATATGAAGATTCAACCTGCAGAGTTTATTAATGAAAATAAGTTGCTTTTTGCAGAAGGGAACGCTATAAAATATATTTGTAGACATCAAAATAAGGGTAAAGCAAACGATATACAAAAGGCAATACATTATTTAGAGATGATATTAGAAAGAGATTATAGTTAATGTTTGAAGCACAGACTGAATGGGTAAGCCCAGAATCATTTCCTGATTTAAAAGATCACAAATACATAGCAATCGATTTAGAAACAAGAGATCCAGGATTAAAATCACGAGGGTCTGGTGCATTAATTGGTGAAGGCGAGATAGTAGGAATAGCTGTATCTGTTGAAGGATGGTCTGGTTATTATTCTTTTGGACATAAAGAAGGTAATTTTTTTGATGAATCTGTTGTTATGCGATGGATAAAAGAAGTTTGTGCATTACCAAATGTAAAATTATTTCACAATGCAATGTATGATGTTTGTTGGCTGAGAGCTTACGGTGTGCAAATAAACGGTCATATTGTTGATACAATGGTCATGGCATCTTTGATAGATGAAAATAGGTTTTTCTATTCATTAAATAGTTTATCAATAGATTATCTTGGACAAGTTAAAGATGAAACAGCATTAAGAGATGCAGCAGATAAAGCTGGTATTGATGCAAAATCTGAGATGTGGAAGTTACCTGCAATGTATGTAGGAAAATATGCAGAAAAAGATGCAGAATTAACTTTATCTTTATTTAAAAAATTATCAAAAGAAATTAAAACACAAGATCTTACAAAAGTATTTGATCTTGAAACACAATTATTTCCTTGTTTAATTGATATGAAATTTAAAGGCGTGCGTGTAGACGTTGAAAAAGCTCACAAATTAAAATCCACATTAGTTGAAAAAGAAAAGCAATTGTTATTAGAAGTAAAAAAAGAAACAGGAGAAGATGTCCAAATAATGGCAGCAAGAAGCATAGCCAAAGTTTTTGACAAGTTAAAATTATCTTACGAAAGAACTGCAAAAACACAAGCACCTTCTTTTACTAAAAATTTTTTACAAGAACATAAAAATCCCATAGTTCATAAGATAGCAAAAGCAAGAGAAATTAACAAGGCTCATAGTACATTTATTGATACTATTATTAAGCACAATTATAGAGGTAGAATACATGCAGATATAAATCCGATTAGAGGAGATAGTGGAGGGACTGTAACAGGTAGGTTTTCTTATTCTAATCCCAATCTTCAACAGATTCCAGCGAGAAACAAGCAGCTAGGGCCAATGATAAGATCATTATTTATACCAGAAGATAATCATAAATGGGGTTGTTTTGATTATTCACAACAAGAACCTAGATTAGTTGTACACTATGCAGCTACAAAATTTAAAGGAGATGAAGAAGTTACAGAAATTGTAGAAAGATTTCAAAACAATGCTGTAGATTTCCATCAAACTGTAGCAGACATGGCTAATATATCTAGAACACAAGCTAAAACAATTAATCTTGGATTGTTTTATGGTATGGGTAAAGCAAAGCTACAAGCAGAACTAGGTTTATCAACTAAGGAAGAAGCTTCAAAATTATTTAATAAATATCATGACAGTGTTCCATTTGTAAAAGATTTAATGGATGCGATTTCTAGAGATGGACAAGCATTTGGATATATAAAAACATTCGGTGGTAGAAAATGTAGGTTTGATAAATGGGAAATAGCAGAATGGAACAATGGTAATTTCAAATCACCTATGAGTAAAGCTGATGCAGAAGCTTCATATTTTAAAAAATATCCAAAAGCTACAAAGGCGAATATTAGAAGAGCTATGACTTACAAAGCACTAAACAAATTAATACAAGGATCAGCTGCGGACATGACAAAACAATCTATGTTAGATTTATATAGAGAGGGTGTTGTGCCACACATACAGATTCATGATGAATTAGATATTTCTGTAGAATCAGAAGATCAAGTTAAAAAAATTATTGAGATTATGGAAAATGCTGTTAAATTAAAAATCCCTAATAAAGTAGATTATGAATCTGGAGATAATTGGGGAGAAATAAATGGATAATTATTATGGCTTACTTAAATGCAAATATTCCTGTACAATATGCACAAATAAAAAAGGAGTATCTATATGACTTTAAAAAACATCATGGAGAAGTTGAAGACTGTATTATCTTCGGGCTTACATCCATTACAGGAAAAGCTATCTTGTGGCATGCCATCATGGAAAACGGTGCTGTCTTTTATCGTCTCCCCATATCGGCTTTTATTCAACGTGGTTTTCAACCGGAAGCTGTTCCAACCAGGAGACTTGATGAATTGGAATTGTGGAATAGTTTTTCTTATTACCCTGCTGTTACTTGTTATGATATTCTAGACGGACAATCTGGAAAATATATTGGTAAAGATAAGAAATGGCATAATGGTAAATACTTATTTACCGTTGACTTTGCACATCCAGAGAGTAATATAGTAGATACGGAACATTCCGAAATACCGCACGAACATAAGTGCGCTCACATAATGGCTTTAGATGACGGCAATTATGCGGCACAGCCAAACAATAGAATTATATGGGACCTACCTTCTTTTACTGTAAAAGATAATATTCCTGATTGGAAGGTACAAACATCAGAGTGGAACGTAGAAGATTCTGGTAAATGGAAAACTGAAGATACTGATAAATTTTTCTACGAAATTGAGGAGAAAAAAAATGATTAAAAAATGGATTGTAAGACCAATTAGAAAAATTGTTAATTGGTTAACAGATATTGTTAAAAATTGGATTGGTTAATATGAGTAAATGTCAAAATTGTAAACACGACTGTCATTGTGAAAATACTTTACACAGTGACATTTGTGAATGTACTAAATGTACTTGTAATACAAAAGACGAAGACAAGACATGGGAAAACGAGGTTGTATACGAAAAATAATGGGGATAAGCAAAATGAATTATTATTTCACAGGTGTATTAGTTTTATTAATAACTTTATTAGCATTATTTGGAGGACCTGCATATCCAGCAGAAACACAAACAAACGTAAGTGGTTCTAATACAAGTATTGAAGGTGGGTATACAGGAGGAGCAACGACTTATCAGTCCGGATCATCTTCTAACACAACAACAAATTCTACATCTAACAGTAATATAAAATCAGCGCCGCCGACAGCAGGAGCTCCGTCATATAATTCTATGACTCAAGATGTATGTGCTGTAGGTGGATCTTTAGGTGTACAAACGTTTGGACTTGGTATTAGTGGTGGGAAACATTTTATTGATAAAAATTGTGAAAGATTAAAACTATCTAGAATATTAAATGATTTTGGTATGCGTGTAGCAGCTGTTGCAATTCTTTGCCAAGATGAACGTGTGTTTGAAGCAATGGAACAAGCGGGCACTGTCTGTCCAATCGACGGCAAAATTGGTGCTGAAGCTATGGCTTTATGGAAAAAATATGGTCATGAAAGACCAGATTATAAGACATATGTTAAACGTATGACAGACAGAGAAAAAGCTGATAGAAGAGCAGAAAAGGAAATGACAAAAGAATTAGATAAAATGGATAAAACTATTAAGATAGAAGAATTAAAACCAAATGTTAGATAAATATATCATTAAAACATTAGAAGCTATTGACAATTTTTGTGATAGAATAACTGATTTTTTATTTGCTCCACGTTGTAAATGTGGAAAGAAAAAGAAAAAGGATGCCTAGACCAGTAAGAAAATGGGTAGTTCGTTTAAGAATGTGGTATGCAGATTTGAGGGGACATCATGGTAAACGATGGGATTATGAACCTTCAAAACATTACATGAGGAAAAAATGAGTAAACCATTAAAAATATCTGAAGAAGCTGCTGTACAAATGCCAATGAAAACGGTAGCCAGTTTGATTGCGCTTGTTGCAATCGGCACATGGGCTTTTTTTGGTATCCAAGAAAAATTAAATTCAAACTCAACAAAATTAGAGTTAATGCAAAAAGATTTAATAGAAAATACAGAGTTTAGAATTAAATGGCCACGTGGACAACTAGGTTCATTGCCCGCTGATTCTGAGCAATTCATGATGATCGAGGATTTATATAAGACCACTGATAAGTTAAACATGCACATTGAATCTATGGCTTTAAATAAAATAAATATAGAATTTTTAACAAAACAATTAGAAAAAGCTTTAGAAGATATTGAAGAACTAAAAGATTCTAGTAGAGATATGCATTATAAGAATGGTAACGGAGGATAATTTGACAGAAGTTGTTTTTGCATTACTGATGTTCTGGAACGGAGAAATAAAAGAACACCGTATTCAAGAATCTATGGCGGCATGCTTACGTGGTAAGAGAACTGCAGAACGTGAATACAATGAGTCTGTATCCTACAAATGCATAAAGTCGATGGCTGAGACCGAGATTTACATGGGAGAAAAATCAATTAAAAAATTAATTCTTAAATAA